TAGGTAATTTTGTTGCTGGACAAGAATCTATAAATGCTCCAGCAGGATGTGTATTTGTTAGGGCTATACAAGTATATGATACAAATGGATCAGCTACTACAGGAGCTAACAGATTTTTAGAAAAAAAAGATATGTCTTATCTTCAAGAGTATCAAGATATTACAGGGACAGCGGCTGCACAAGGTCAACCTAAATATTATGCTATGTTTGGTGGTGCTACAGGAGAATCAGATACTACATCTGGTAGAATATTTTTAGCTCCTACACCAAATACCACATATAGATTTAGAATTCATTTTAACAAAGCGCCAGCGTTATTAGAAAATGATGATACTAATTACATTAGTATGAATTTTCCAAATGGGCTATTATATTGTTGTTTATCAGAGGCATATGGATTTTTAAAAGGTCCAATAGATATGTTGACACTTTATGAAAATAAATATAAACAAGAGGTACAGAAGTTTGCTCAAGAGCAAGTTGGTAGAAGACGAAGAGACGACTATACTGATGGCGCTGTTCGTTTACAAATTAACTCAGCAAACCCGTAGGAGAAAATTATGGCAATATCATCAGCAATATGTTCAAGTTTTAAACAAGAACTTTTACAAGGTAAACACAGTTTTGAATCTTCAGGTGGACACACTTTTAAGATTGCTCTTTTTACAAGTTCAGCTTCTTTGGGTGCAGCAACTACTGATTATTCAACATCAAATGAAATATCAAATACATCTGGATCTGCATATTCTGCAGGTGGTGCTACACTTACAAATAATGGTGTATCTTTATCATCAACAACAGCTTTTGTTGATTTTGCAGACGTAACTTATTCTTCTGCATCTTTTACTGCAAACGGAGCAATGATTTATAATACTACAACAGATGGTGGTTCAGGAACAACTGATGCTGTTGCTATCATCGCATTCGGTGGTGACAAGACAGCAAGTAACGGAACTTTTAAAATAGAATTTCCAGCAGCAGACGCAAGTAACGCGATAATCAGATTAGCATAGGAGGTCAACCATGTCGGTGACTTCAGGATGGGGCCGGTTAACCTGGGATCAGGCTAATTGGGGTGATGCCGTAACTTTAAAAACAGGTTGGGGCGCAAAGTCTTGGGGCGAAGATGAGTGGGGTGAATTAAAAGACGCTGTTGCTCAACCATCTGGTTTATCTATTTCAGCTAGTGTTGGATCTGTAACCGTTGACGATGTTCATCAAGGTTTAACAGGTCAATCTTTTTCTGCATCTGTTGGTTCAATAAGTTTACCAGATATAGGAGTTGGCTTTGACGGAGTGTCAGCAACTTTTTCTGTTGGTTCTATTGCACCAACAGAGATGTCAATTGGATTAACAGGTCAATCTATAACTGCAGCAATAGGTGCTCCTGGTGTTGATGATTTAACCGTTGGTTTAACAGGTCAATCTATAACTGCTTCTCAAGGAACTGCAAAAGCACCTAATCAAACAGTTCAGCCTTCAGGTTTATCTATAACTTCTTCACAAGGGACAGCTGCAGCAATAGTGCTTCAAGAAGTTACGTTATCTGGACAGTTAGTAACATCGAGTTTAGGTTCTGTAACTTTACCAAATGCAACTGCTATAGTTAGTGGTTTATCAATCGAGGCGCAAGAAGGTTCTCTTGTTGGACTAGGTGGTGCATTAGCACAACCAACAGGTCAATCAGCTACAGCTAGTGTTGGAACTTTAGATCCTAATGATATGTCATTAGGATTAACTGGTGTATCATTTAGTGCTAGTGTTGGATCAATTACAGTTGTTGATATGCAGGTTGGATTGACTGGTCAATCAGCATCATTTAATATTGGAACTGTTGATATATTTGCTTACGGTGATGTTGACACTGGATCAAATACATCATATAGTGATGTTTCAACAGGCTCGAATGATACTTATTCAGATGTTGCAACTGGATCAAATACAAGTTATAGTGACGCTGCATAGGAGAAAATTATGGCATCAACATACACACCACTAGGTATAGAACTTCAAGCAACCGGAGAAAATGCCGGAACATGGGGTACGAAGACTAATACAAATTTACAAATCATAGAACAAATTTCTGGTGGATTTACACAACAATCAATAGCAGGTGGTGCACAAACTACAACGTTATCAGTGTCTGATGGATCAACTGGAGCTGTGTTATCTCACAGAATGATTGAATTCACAGGTACAATTACAGGAAATCAAGTTGTTACAATTCCTTTAGATGTACAAACTTTTTATTTTTTAAGAAACTCTACATCTGGTGCATATACAGTACAATTTAAATATGTGTCAGGATCAGGATCAAGTGTTACTTTTTCTGCTACAGATAAAGGTGATAAATTAGTTTTTGCAACTGCGGACGATGGAACAAATCCTAATATAAAAGAATTAACTTTAGATGCATCAGGAACAGTAACAGAAACTGGAACACAAACTTTAACAAATAAAACATTAACATCACCTAAAATAGGAACATCTATTTTAGATACAAATGGTAATGAATTATTTTTATTAACAGCTACAAGCTCAGCAGTTAATCAATTAACATATGCAAACGCAGCCACAGGAAATAAACCATCTCTTACTGCATCTGGTGGTGATACTAATATTGGTGTATCTATACAGCCAAAAGGTTCAGGAACAGTGACTATCGATGCTTTGACATTTCCAGCAGCAGATGGTAGTAGTGGTCAAATATTACAAACTGATGGATCTGGAACACTAAGTTTTACAACGCCTTCTAGTGGAATTTCAACAGGAAAAGCTATTGCAATGGCAATCGTATTCGGATAAAAGGAGTAAATTATGGCAAACCCAAATATAGTATCAGTAACAAGTATTAAAGGTGAATCGGTAGGATTTAATTTATCAGCTACTACTACAACAACTTTAATGACAGTTGCTTCAAACAAAGTTGTAAAAATAAATAGAATTACAGTTGCAAACGTTGATGGAACTAATGCAGCTGATGTAACTGTTTCAATTACAAAAGCAAACTTTACTCCAGATGGTATTTCAGATTTTGATACATCCGGAACTTTTTTTATTGCAAAAACAATATCAGTGCCAGCTGACTCAACGTTAGTTTTACTTGACACACCAATCTACTTAATGGAATCAGATGTTCTAAAGGGAGGAGCAGGAGCTGCCTCTGATTTAGATTTATTCGTATCATATGAATCTATAGACGACGCGTAGGAGTCCACTGATGGAGCGAAACGGAGTAGCTAATGGACCAGAATAACGGCGGAATCATAGGAAAAATAAATACCCCTACAACAACTGTAGCTTCAGGTGTATGGTCTTTAGACAGTCAGTTTG